AAATGATACAGGCGTGTCAGGATATGTTGTTGATGTAATTGCATCGGGGGGCGACGGTGTAGGCGCAGATGACGAAATTATTATAAGAAAATCAACCAGCGATGGTAGTTTCTTACCATTACCTGGTTCATATGATACATTGCTTACTGGCGGCGATTTAAATTATACTAATGCACAAGGTATAAGTGCAGAAGCTATAAACATGGATGGAGACGGATTCTTTACTCCTATTAATAGTGGAGGCCCTGACGAACAATTACCTGGTAGAGTTTTTGATGCTGTAGATATAAAAGTATATGAAAAACCTGTGGGAGGTTCTAGTCAAATAGTTTCTCGAAACTATACAGGTGACGGCACAACTAAATTATTTGACATAGGAACATCACCAATAGTTGAAACAAATCTTTTTGTCAAAATAGGTTATTCGATACAAAAAGCAGGTACAGATTACACAGTAAACTATGACACAAAGCAAATAGAATTCACCACAGCTCCTAGTCAAGGAGATAGAGTTAGCCTGATCACTCTTGAAACAAGTGGCACAAATATTCTTGACATAGATGAATTTGTTGCTGACGGATCATCTATAGACTTTTTGACAAATATCACATATACAGAAAATTTAACCAGTTTAGTTACTATAGACGGAAAAGAAATTCCGCATAGTCTTGTTAAAAGTAATGAAACATATGCATCTCCTAACAAAATTATTATTAGATTTGCAGAAGTGCCTACAATAGATAAAATTGTACGATTTGCAATTTTTGAAGGCCAGGTACAAAATTATAGCACCGTTACTGTAGATACTTTTGAAAGTGATGGAAGCACAACGGCGTATACTCTAAGCCAAACACCTTTTGCTCAAGCTCCAAATGAATGGCAAACTATTGTTACAATAAATGATACTGTGTTAAATGCGGGATACAACCAAACATTTACATTAACCAACGCTAAAGAATATCAACTAAAACTTTGGCAGGTACCTACTGCAAGTTTAAGTGCAGAACAAGTAAAAGTATACCTAAATGGCACAGAGCTTACGTACCTACAGCAATGGACTTTTAGCAGTGCTGAATCATTTGATATTACTCAGCCTTTGTCTGCACAGGTAGGAAGTAGTGTTACTCTTGCAAATGATGTAGGAGTTGCTGGAGATACATTAAAAATTTACATACTTGGTTGGGATGATAGCACTCAAAGTGGTGGTGATTATAGATATGGTTATTTTGACAATCAAGGAGAATTTGTAAGCACTCCCGGTACATTGTATATTAATAAAAATTACAGTGTGGGAGATATTATCAAAGTTTATCAGTTTAGTAATCATGATAGCCAAGGAATAGATAGACAAAGTTTTGATGTTGTAGAAAGAACTTTGCTCAACCAAGGAGTCAACAGAGGCACACAAAGTTTTGAAATAGATGGAAGTACTGCAAATCTTAATTTATTACCTGCACTCACTGTAGGGAAATATTATGCAGTATATTTGAACAACATTAGGATTGATGATCCTAATTACGGAACATCTAACCCTGTTACTAATCCTAATGCAATTATGAAGACAATACTTGGTGCAGAACAAACTGTAATAGACATACAGATTTTAGGCATAAGTGTTTCAGCTGGCGATTATATACAGATAGTAGAAATAGGAGGAGATGTTATTCCAGATGCTGGAACAGCAGACTGGTACGAGCTAAGGCAGTTACGTAATGGCTATATTAATCTACGTAGCGAAGCAGTTGACGACCAATATGTTTGGGTAATGAAAAATGGTAGCCTACTGACACCAAGTGTGGATTATCATGTCACACCAGACAGACTGAGAGTCAAATTATTAGAAACTTTGACAGAAAATGACACAGTTGAAACATTCCATTTTGCTAACAGTCAACTAAAAAATAAATTTGGTTGGAGACAGTTTAAAGATATTTTGAATAGAAACATATACAAGCGTTTAGATGGCAGCAAAAATTTTACTCTTGCTGATCCACTATATTGGTACGACAAAGAAATAAGTGTAGTAGATGCAACACTATTACCTGACCCTGTACCTGGTTCTAAATATCCTGCAATAATTTTCATTAATGGAGAACGCATAGAATATTTTAGAAAAGATGGAAACAAATTGAAACAACTCCGTAGAGGTACACTAGGAACAGGTGTAAAAGAAATGTATGAAGCTGGAATAGAGATATATGATCAAAGCGCAACTTCAACAGTACCATATAAAGATGAAACTGTATCAACTATTTTTACAGCAGATGGAACTAGTAACATTTACGAATTAGATTTTACACCCGAAAAGCCATATTATGGAGAAGTTGAAGATACTTTTGAAGTATTTGTTGCAGGTCGCAGACTGCGTAAAAACGCAATATCATCTTATCAGTTAGATACAGATTTAAGAGATACATATGCTGCTGCAGATGAAACGATAAACCAGGATTCTCCAGAAGGTGATATTACTCTACCTGCAGAATTCAGTATACAAAACGGTAATGAATTGGTATTATTAGACACACCTTTAGAGAATCAGAAGGTGATTGTTGTAAGAAACCAAGGAAAAACATGGACAGAATCTGGACAAAGACTTGCTGATGCGAATAGCAATATTGCTAAATTCTTACAAGCAGTGCAGGTGGACTTGCCCGGATAAATAACACAGTAGGATAAAGAAATGAACGATATTTTTCATGATAAAAGTGGTATAATAGTAAAAGGCCACATCAAAATTTTTGACCCAGTAAGTCAAGAAGTTTTTATTGACAAGAATAATGCTATTCACTATGAGAATATGAGTATAGCATTGGCTGATAGCATCGGTAATAGAGGTCAAAATTGGATATATGAGATGAGCTTTGGTAACGGTGGTACTAGTGTTGATCCTACTGGTATAATTACATATCTTACACCTAATAGTACAGGTACTAATGCAAGTTTATATAACCAAACATTTACTAAAATTGTAGATGATAATAGTGTTAACAACACTGATCCAGTAAGAAATAAAATTGAAACACGTCATGTCAGTGGAACAAACTATACTGATGTGCTTATTACATGTTTGTTAGATTATGGTGAACCTAGCGGACAAGATGCTTTTGATACAACTACAGATGCAAACAGTCTTTATGTATTTGATGAACTAGGATTAAAATCCTACTCACCTGATGGCACAGGAATACTACTAACACATGTAGTTTTCCATCCTGTGCAGAAAAGTTTAAACAGATTAATTCAAGTTGATTATACTGTTAGAATACAGAGCTTGGCAGGTACGGTAGGAGAATAGTAAATGGCATATACTATAGCATATACAGATCAAGCAAACAAAGGTACAATTACTGTAGAAGACAATTCTCTTAATACAGAAACATCTTTGTCGTTGCCAGGTAGAAATACTACAGCATATGGTACGGCTATAGCAACGAATTTTTTACATCTTTTAGAAAATTTTGCATCGGCTACAGAACCCAGCACTCCTGTTGAAGGACAACTTTGGTACGACAGCACTCCTGGTGTTGAGCAATTAAAAGTTTTTGATGGGACTAATTGGGTAGCAAGCGGTGGATTGAAAAAAGCAAGTTCGGAACCAGATGCAGGCCAAAGTTTAATTGGCGACCTTTGGGTTGATACTGACAATCAACAATTATATTTGTTTTCAGGATCTGGATGGGTGCTTGTAGGTCCAACTTTTAGTGACGGACTAGTTACAGGTGCAACTCCTATTAGTATTGTAGGAACAGATAATGAAACTTATAATGTATTACAAATAGAAGTAGATGCTAATCCTGTTGCATTGGTTACATCTAGATCATTTACTCCAAAAATTGTTATTCCTGGATTTAGCACACTCCAACCGGGAATTAATCTTTCAACAAACAACATAAGTGGAGACGGAGTACCTAAATACATAGGAACTGCTGAAAAAGCAGAAGGACTTATTGTAAGTGGTAATACAGTAAGTGCAGGAAATTTTTTAAGAGCTGATGTTATCAGTACAACAGCATTTCCAATCAATGTACAAAACAACGCAGGTATACGTTATGGTGTAAATGCCGAAATGAGTATAGGTGTTGAAGGAAATGCAGGTATATTCCAACATAATATTGCTGGCTCAAGCATGGACTTTAAGGTTAAAAATGATGGAATATTAAAAAACGTATTGAGAATAGACAGTGATTTAAAAATTGGTATAAACAATGTTGCACCAGACGAAGAACTAGACGTAACAGGAAACATACAAGCAAGCGGCTCAATTAAAAGCACATCTACAGTTAACAGCACAGACGCAAGTTCAGGCGCTATTCAAACTTTAGGAGGAATGGGCGTACAAAGAGATGTTAATATTGGCGGAACATTAACAGTTCAAGGAAACACAACAACTTCTAATATTATTCCTAATGAAAACAACACAAAAGCCATAGGTTCAGCTAGTGCAAAGTTCGCAAATATCTATTCAACAAATTTTATAGGAAATTTAACAGGTAATGTAAGCGGAACTGTTTCTGGTAGAGCAGGAAGTGCAGATAGATTAACCAGTGCTACTACATTTAGAATATCAGGAGATGTTGCAGCTGACGGTATTGTGTTTGACGGCCAGACTGGCGGAACAACGAAAATCTTTGCAACAACTATAAGTAACCAAATTATTGCAGGTAAAGATGCTGTTTTAGAATCACAAAGTGATGATGAAATATTAATTAATAGGGTTACAGGTTCTACAGGTTTAAAAAAACTATCTCGAGGAAATTTATTCAAAGCCATACAAGGAACAGTACCTGTTGGAACTGTTGTTCCCTACGCGGGTACAGCCGCACCTGTTGGTTGGTTATTGTGTGACGGCAGAGAAGTAGCAATAAGTTTATATGGTGAACTATATGATGTCATTGGTGATACTTATAAACCAACTCCAGACACAGGAAAGTTTGGATTGCCGGATTTACGTGGTAGATTTGTATTGGGCGCAGATAATATGGGCGGCACCAGTGCAGATAATGTAACATCAGGTAGCGCAGATGTGCTAGGATCCAAAGATGGATCAGAAGATATTACTATTAACACAAGCAATCTTCCAGAGCATGAACACGATTTGCGTGGTGACAGTGGTGACCAATATTATGCTATTAGAGATGTTTCCGGTACACCAACTGATAATGATGCTATTATTTACGATGCACCAACAGGAACTGGTGCTGGTCAAGCATATCCTAGTAGCGGTGGTGTATTAACAGATGATGCACTTGGCGAATCAATAAATGTTATGAATCCATTTATGACATTAAACTTTATTATATATTGGGGAGGGTAAGAATAAATGAGTTATAGACTTAACAGAACTGACGGTGAATTACTCATAGATCTTACTGATGGTATTTTAGATAATACCACTACTGATATTACACTAATTGGTAAAAACTACAAAGGATTTGGTGAGTTTTTAAATGAAAACTTTATCAAAATACTAGAAAATTTTGCTTCAACCAGTCAGCCAGCAAATCCTCTAGTAGGACAATTATGGTTTGACAAACAAGACAATAGACTTAAAGTATACGATGGTTTAAATTTCCGTCCTGCTACAGGTTCTGTGGTTAGTAGCACACAACCTACTAATTTAAACACCGGTGACATATGGATAGATAACGAAGAAAATAAACTTTATATTTGGGACGGATCCGATCTTACTCTTATAGGTCCACAGTATAGTGCAAGACAAGGAAGATCAGGATTTGAAGTTGAGTCACAGATAGACTCTACCGACACATTAAGAACTATTCTAAAACTTTTTATAGGTGATACACTTGTTGGAATTTACAGTGACGCAACATTCCTAGTACCAGCAGAATTTGCTATTCCTAGTTATCCGCAATTTGAGGATGATGATCAAGTTCCTAAAAGACAACGTATTCAACGTGGATTTAACGTTGTTAATGATGAATTCTTTTACAGAGGAACAGCAACAACTGCAAAAGGTTTATTAGATGATGCAGGTGTTACAAAAACAGCTGCAAACTTTTTACCAACAGATGCTAACGGTGCAACTACAGGCAGTATTAGAATTAAAAACAGTGCTGGATTAAGTGTAGGTGTAGGCGAAACTGAATATGCTATTTTAAAAATTTCAGGTTCAACAACAATTTTAGAGACACAACAAAGTAACTCAGATCTAGCAATCAGAGTACGTTCAGGCAGTAGTTTCTTTCCTGCTTATTATGTTGATACAGATCAAAAATATGTTGGAATATGGAAATCTAATCCTGCATATGGTTTAGATGTAACTGGTACAGGCAGATTTACAGGAGATGTTACTGTAGGAGGTAATCTTTTAGTTGAAGGTGAAGCAACATATCTTAATACTAGTACACTAAGAGTCGAGGATAAAAACATAGAGCTTGGATTGTTAGATGATAGTACAGAAGGTAATGATGCAACTATTGACGGCGGCGGAATAATTTTAAGAAGTTCTAACGGGTCTAAAGATTTAGTTTGGGAACAGACTACAAATAGTTGGACTTCAAACGTAGATGTTGATCTTGAAGAGAATGTAGGAAATCCTCTACCTTCGTACAATATTGGCGGAACCAGCGTACTTACTAAAACTACACTAGGAAGCACAGTAACAAGTGCATTGGGTGTTACGATACTTGGAGTACAATCAGAACTCACAGTAGATGATATAAAATTAGACAGTGCAACTATTGAAAGAATTAACGGCACAGGACTTAATATCGTTGCTGGGGGTGATATCATAGTAGACAGCCAAAATATTACTGGACTTGCTGAACCAACAACATCAAGCGATGCGGCTACAAAAAATTATGTAGATACACAAATAGATTTGCAAACACTAGTTATGAGCATGGATATTACAGGATTGACAGATCCAGACGATATCACAACAAATAACGGCCCAACAAACAGCATTGCAACACTTTTAGAAAACTTAAAACCAGCTAGTTCTGTAGAAAACGGTGCATATATGCGGATTTTAGCTACATCTTATTCAGGATCTACTGTGTCTGGTATTAGTGTAGATATTACAACCAGCCCAGATACGTCTGGTGTTTTAACAAAATCGTCAGTAAGTGTAGATAAAAACAATGTTGTTAATGATGTAACCGTAATACAAGATATAAGCGAAAGTAATACTGCTAGCGGTATAATTAACCTAACAGCAACAAGATATATTTACATATACCAAGCTTCAGCAGGTATATGGAACTTCCAGTCTAGAATTTTACAGACGGTAACTTAATGCATAAAGCGATAAATAAAAGTGTAATAGGGGTAACAGATGGCATACACGATTAACAGATACAACAATTCGCAACTCACAGTAGTTGAAGATGGAACCATTGACCAAACCACTGACTTAAAATTAGTCGGTAAAAACTATGCAGGTTATGGTGAAATACAAAATGAAAACTTTGTGTTTTTGCTAGAAAACTTTGCTGGTGGTAGTGCTCCACCAAAAGCACTAGGCGGTCAAGTTTGGTTTGATAGCGGAAATTCTAAATTAAAATTCTATGATGGTTCAAAATGGAGAACCACTGGCGGAGCTGAAGTAAGTAATGATACCCCTGCAGGACTTGCTGAAGGTGATTTTTGGTGGGATACATCAAATGAACAATTATATGCTTACAACGGAACCTCATTTGTACTAGTTGGTCCGCAAGGTGTTGGCGAAACAGTTACCCAATTTCAAAGCGTTAACATTAGAGACAATACAGGAACATCTAGACCTATTATTAAAAGTGTAATCAATGATGAAGTAATACATATTATTTCTGCACAACAGTTTACTATTGGCACAGAAGACGCTAGCAATTACCCCGGATTTGATGTAATTAGACAAGGCTTAACACTTAAGAATACTCAAAATAGCACAAACGGTGTAACATCTACACAGCATAGATTTTGGGGAACAGCATCTAATTCACTGAAACTAGAAGGAAAATCAGCTAGCGAGTTTGCCTTGTCAGGAGCACCAAACTTTACAGTGTTAGCAGAATTTGCTGATGTAGGTATTGCTATAGGTGATTCTAATGATTTAAGATTAAAAATTGTCGATGACGACAAAGGCCTGATTGCTAATGAGCAAGGGCAGCAAATATATTTCCAAGTACAAAATCCAAGTGCAGCACAAAAAATGCCAATGCGGTTAACTTCATCTGCTATACTTCCTGGATACAGCAATGTATCTGCATTTACAGGCACAGAAAGTGTACAGATAGGAAGTAGTAGTAATAAATTTGGAAGTGTGTGGGCAACAACATTCAATGGTAGTGCAACAGAAGCTCTAACACTAGATGTGGGCGGCACAGCAAGAAGTGCATCTACAAGTGCAACTTCTAATACTATTGCAGCAAGAGATTCAGCAGGTCATATTTACGCAAATGTGTTCCAGGGTACTGCAACATCTGCACAATACGCTGACTTAGCAGAAAAATATACAGCAGATAAAGATTACGAACCAGGAACTGTGCTAGTATTTGGCGGCGAAGCTGAAGTTACAGAATGTAAAATATTCTGTGATCCTAAACTAGCTGGCGTAGTTTCTACAGCACCAGCACATTTAATGAATGATAGCATAGACGGAGTTGCAATAGCTCTTAAAGGAAGAGTGCCTTGCAAGGTTGATGGTCCTGTAAGCAAAGGCGATTTACTTGTAACTGGTCCAGTGCCAGGAACTGCTACTGCATTACAAAAAGACAGTGCAAGTCCTAATCCTTGGTGTGTTATTGGAAAAAGTTTAGAAGATAACAATGAATCAGGAATCAGACTAGTAGAAATTGCTGTTTAAATGCAGATAAATAACTACGTAGTTTAAAGAGGAAATAAAATGGCAGTTAGTGTCGGCGACGAAATTACAGCAGCTCAATACAACGGGTTACAAAGCAGAGTAGCTACTATACTAGGAACAGGATCTGGTACAGATGGTTACGGTCAAGCTCTAGCAAGTAGCCAGGTTACTGCTGATGTAAGTGTTGTTCAAGCAAGCGATTTTGATAATCTAAGAACCGATATTAATAAAGCAAATAACCATCAAAGTGGTTCAAACGCTTTGATTGGAGATATACAACCCCTTCAAATTATTGGCGCAGATCGCAGCGAAACTGCTAGAGGTTCGGGTGTTTATCACAATGATGAAGGGTTTAATGATTACGATACAGCTATTGGTGTTATAGAAACTAATAAATTTTTAATAGACGGTGGTAATAGCACAGTTGAAGCAAAAACATCTAGCACAAGAAGTACGAACTGGAATGGTACAATTACTCATACATTTACAGTTACTTTTAGTGATGCTAATCAACGCAGATACTTTTTTAACAGTGGCGGTGAAATAAGATTTAGTGCATCACAATCAGGCGGCGGCAGTGCTAAAGATCTTGACTGGAGAGCTCTTTTAAGTGCTATGGGCACAATTAAGTTTGGATATACTGCTACTACAGCTACTGGTTCAGGAACAGCTAGTTCTATTGGTAATTACGACCTTACAGGTACATATCAGACAATTTTTACTAAAACAGGTAGTGGTAATTACGTTGAAAACGATTATAACATACAAGCAAGAGCTGATAGTGCCACAATTTTAAGATTCAAAGTAGAATTACGTGATGATGATACAGGTGATCCACCAATTACCCCATTGCCAAAAGGTGCAATAGCTGGTGGTGTTGATGAAGATGTTACCGGAACATTTACAAGCACCATACAACAGCTAAGAGCTACAGGTAGTAATGTTTCTGTAGCAAGTCCTGCGTACAGCAACGTTACAAATCTATAAAAAATCCTTGACAACTATGAGATTTGACGCTATAATTAAATATAGTCTGGAGAATGTCGTATGGATGAAAAACTTAAAAAAGCATTAGATTTTGCAAATTACAATCACACCCTTTTTAATCAAAAAAAAATAGCGTATCAAGACTTTTTAGATAATTGTGTACACTATTGTAACGCAGGTAAATTTACAATTAATAGGCAATTAATAGCATTTGTATCAGGTGTTAAAACTAAAGAATTAATACTGTTAGATGATAACAATGTACCTGTCAAAATATCAAACGTTGATGTATTTTCTAAAGAAATAAAAAAGATATATGCAACACAATTAGAAAATTACTACAAAAAATATACAGAATTAACCAGCAATAAAACTGTACAAGGAATTATTAATGAGTAAAGGTTGCCTTGTATTTGCATTTAATAATGAAAAAATAAATTATATAAAACAAGCAGAAAGTTTAGCAGTAAGAGCAAAGAAATTTTTAAATTTGCCCACCACTTTAGTAACTGACATAAACATACAAAACGATTTGTTTGATAAAATTATTGTTGTTGAAGATAATTCATACACTGTAAAAAAAACATATAGAAATGGAAACGAATCAGAACGTCTTAGTTTTAAAAATAGTAGTCGTGTTTTAAGTTATGATTTAACTCCTTACGATGAAACAATAGTTTTAGATAGTGATATTATTATCTGTAATAATCAATATACTAAATGTTTTGAACAAAAGACTAAAAGTATTTTGCTTTATAAAGATGCATTTGATGTTTGTAATTATAGAAATACAAGAGAATTTAAATATGTAAGCAATACAGGATGTGATTTTTATTGGGCCACATGTATATACTTTAAAAAAGATAAAAATTCAAACATATTTTTTGATTTAGTCAAACATATTTTTGACAACTACAATTATTATAAAAGGATTTATCAAATAGCATCTAATGTGTATAGAAATGATTTTGCATTTAGTATAGCGGTGCATATAATGAATAACTTTCAAAAAAGTGACAGCATAGGTATTTTTCCTGGCAGTCTTTACTATTCAATAGATAAAGACCTTATACAAAAAATAAATGATACTGAAATACTATTAGTAGCAGAACACGAACAAAGACAAATTCCTATAAAATTGAATGATATAAATTTGCACTGCATGAATAAGTTTGCCTTGGAGAAATTGCTATGAAAGGTTATTTGTTGTACGCACAAGGAGAAACACATGTCAAGTATGCTATTGAACTAGCTAAAAGTTTACAAGATGAACTACCTATTAGTTTAGTTACTGACAAGCAAATAACATCAGATTTATTCGACAAAGTAATTTATGTTGAAAAAAATAAAGATAAGTTTCACGTTAAAAATAGATCTTTGTTATGGAGTTTAAGTCCTTACGAAGAAACCACAGTTATAGAAAGTGACTGTCTAGTAACTTGTAGTATGGATCGTTGGTGGAATAAAAACAAAGATAAGGATCTTACATTTATAAGCAAAGCATTTAACTATAGACAAGAACCTAGCAATACAATTTATGATAGAAAAACATTTGTAAAAAATGATTTACCTAATTTATATGTTGCATGTTATTATTTTAAGAAAACAGAATTTACAAAAACTTTTTGGGATTTGGTTTATAAAATCAATACTAATAAAGAATTCTACATACAGTTTTTGAAAGATGTAAATCCAGAAGTACCTAGCATGGATAGAGGCATATGTTTAGCAGCTAAATTACTCAATTGTTTTGATAAAGTTGCATATACAGGTGATGATCCTATGTTTGTGCATATGAAACCTTACGGCCAAGGATTTGAAAAACCTGCCGAAACTTGGAGTTCTATTTTAGGATTTTATAGAACACAAAAAGAATTGTTCATAGGAAATTATAAACAAAACGGAATTATACACTACATTGAGGACGTTATATAATGTTTTATGTTTATTTTGATAAAGATACTAAGCATATATTAAGTATCTCTAACGAAGAAGATGCTACACAAGATTTTGTTACAAAACAAAAAGAAGATGTTATTGATTTCTTAACAGGCGAAAAAAATATAGCAGAATATAAGTTCGACAGAGATTTTAACATTACAAATATTATACAACAAACACCAAGTGTTAATGAATTGATAGTAAAGGTACCATACAACAAAAACAGTGATATTTGCATTTTCCATGACTCTGTGTGGAAATTTAAGTTAAACCAAAATAATAATATCAATTATAATAGCAATTTATTGTTTGCTGTTACACAAAAAGATAATCCTAATATACTAATAAGAAATTTAGTTGTTTCATCGTCAACATTAAGAGATCAAGAATCTATATCTTTTAAATACCCAATAGAAGAAAATTTAGAAAACATTTCATTATGGGTATTCAACTGTCCATATACATGTGGGTTAGCCAATGATTAAAATAAAACCATACGACTATGATATCATTTACCTGAGTTATGACGAACCAAATGCAGAAGAAAATTATTATGATATAAAACAAAAAATTCCCTGGGCAAAACGTATACACGGAGTAGAAGGATCTGATGCCGCACATAAAGCCTGTGCAGACATAGCAGAAACAGAAAGATTTATTACCGTAGACGGAGACAACAAGATTAGCGAAAACTTCATAAACGAAGAAGTTAGTTTTTCAGATGATGTAGATATAGAGCGTTGTGTAGTAAGTTGGAGTGCTTACAATATGATAAACGGACTTACCTACGGTAATGGCGGAATAAAATGCTGGCCAACTGAGCTTGTAAAAACAATGCGTACACACGAAAATGCTGATCCTAATAATACTGCTGCAGGAATTGATTTTTGTTGGGATTTAGAATATCTACAGATCAACAGAGTGTATAGTTATGTATATAACAATTTTACTCCTCAGCAAGCCTGGAGGGCAGGATTTCGAGAAGGGGTTAAGATGAGTTTATTAGAAGGCTTAAAACCTTCAGTAGAGACTTTTTGTAAACAAGTGCCAAAGAAAAATCTCGACCGACTAAAAATTTGGCAAACTGTAGGAGCAGATATAAAAAATGGAACTTGGGCAATCTATGGAGCCAGAGAAGGCTGTTATAAAACTATGTGTACAGATTGGGATTATGTAAATGTACGGAATTTTGAATATTTAAACAACCTATGGAAAACAGAATATAGTCAAATACAAGAAGACAAACTCGACTACGAAATTATGGGTTTAGGATACACACTAAATCATGAATTAGATTTACAAATTCCTGTAGATTATTATAAAACAGAACAAAGCAAATTTTTTAAATCTGTATATATTCCTGCTAGTCGCACACCAAAAGAAGTTGATGCTATGCCAGAAACAGCAGAATATGATATTGTAATGATATCTTACAATGAACCAAATGCTGAAAAAAATTATAATCAATTAGTTGAAAGATTTCCACGTGCTAAAAGAGTACACGGAGTCAAAGGAATACCAGCTGCCCATAAAGAGGCAGCAAAACTTTGTAGCACTGATCTAATTTGGATTGTAGACGGTGATGCCGAAATTGCAGATAATTTTAACTTTGATTACAGATCACCCGATAACGAAAAACATTTTGTAAAAGTTTGGCGAAGTATAAACCCTATCAACGGATTGCAGTACGGCTACGGCGGAGTGAAACTTTTTCCAAGACAAGCAACACTAGACATGGATATAACAAAACCTGATATGACTACAAGTATTA